ATGAGGCTGCGATTAAAGAAACGCCTTTATGTTTTGAGCGTCCTCAGCGGCTCCAAAGGCCGGGACACGGATCTTGATCGGAAGATATGCGAGCTTGGCGAGGCTTGGCTGGGAGCTTGCGACCAAGAGGAAGGCGAGCTCTATGGAAGGCTCCGCGACGCTTCCCTGGTCAAAAAGTACGGGCCTGACATCATCAACGACGACACCGGTATGCCCGTAGAGTAATGATGCAGTGTCGAGCCGTCCGGTCGAGATGGCACAAAACAGCACCGCTTAGCGGTGCTGTTTTTTTTGCTATTCAACCCTAACTCCCCCAAAGCACGCCATTCACCTGATCAAACTGAAACGTGAAAGGGTCCGAACTGCCGCTTAGTGCAATCGGCACGCCGTAGTCGGCCCAACAGATGAGGTCCTTGTTGGTGGCTGTGAAGTTGTAGAGCGCGGCGAATTGCCAGGTGCCGACCGCACCGGTTGGCGTGAACGTGTAGTCCTGCAGGAAAAGCCGCCAGATTCCGGTCGAGGCTCCGTCGTCGAAACTGAGCCGGGTCAGGGCGAAGCCGTTGGCTGCGTAGCCCCCGCCGGCGGCGATTTCGGTGAGGTTGGATTTCACCGTGTTAGAAATGAGTGGCTCGACGTTGGTTAGCATCAGGTAGATGCTGTCCGAGCTGAGATTGTGAATCTTCTTGGCGAGTGCTCCAGGGAAGGAACGGAAACGGGTGGTGCTGGGCATGGATTCGGACTCCTAGGAATTGCCTTCGGTGATGGTGAAGCTGGTGATCGTGAGTGAACCGCCCGAGACGAGCGAAGTCGAACTGAGCGTGATGTCTCCGCCGCCTCCCGTGGCGGTGACGGTTCCCTGCAGCTCGCAGGTGGTCCCATCGCTGCGGTAGATGCGGAAGTGAGCCGCCGTCCCGGTCGCATCGCAGCTGGTGTCCTGCCAGGTGCCTTTGAGTGTCACGGCCCCGGCCGAGGCATCGTTCATCCAGTCGGCTGGGAGATTGAGCGTCGCCAGGACGGTGCCAGAGTCGGCCGTGCCGCAATTGGACGGAACCGAGCCGGAACGGATTTTGAGGATGGCCGAGGCTCCGATGTAGGATTCGATCCGGTCGGCGCGGGCGTTGCGAAGAGCGGTGCTGAACTGAAGTGCCATGTGGAGCTCCGGGGTGGGCTAGGTGAAATTGGAACCAGTGGAAGAAACGGTCGCGGACGAAGTCGTGGAGCTGGCCGCGCCAATCCGCTCGAACGCCCGCAGACCCAGCTCGCTGCTAAAGCTCTGCTGCTCGCCCGCCGAGAGTGGTCCCTCGATGGAACTTGCGACAGTGCTCGATTCGAGGCTCGCTCCACCGGCGGAGATGCTCGCCGGAGTCGGCTGCGGCTGGACGGTCTTGCCGGTGAGCGTCACCGTCTCATCCCGCTGCGTTTCCATCAGCTCCAGCGCGCAGTCCTGCACTTCGACCTTCAGCTCGCCCTTGGCATACGCCGGCATGCTCACGCCACCGAGCGAGCAGTTGATGATCCACTGGTAATTCCATTTGCTCGGGTCGTTGAAGGTCGCGGCGTTGAAAGTGCTAAACGGAATGACCTGAGAGAAATAGCTGTAATAAGTCTGCGGCACCTGCGTATCGACAAAGTTGCTGTCGAACTGGCCCACGGTGAACGTCCGTGGATGCCGCGATATCCAAACGGGATTCATCGTCGTCGAGACGATTCCCGAGAGCGGCTCGAACTGTCCCTGCCGAGTCGCCTCGACGCGGCTACTGACGGTAAAGCCCGGATAGCCAAAGCCAACCGTTCGCCCGGTGCTCTGGTCTTTCAGCGGGCCGCGACTTCGCGTGACGCGAAACAGCAGCGTGAACGTGCCACGAAACTGCTGCGGATAGCGCGACGTGAACTTCACCAGCCGGTTGGGAAACTGCCCGCTGTTTTTGTCGGCCGCTTCCACGCGGAACGACTCCAAACCTGGCAAAAAGCACGGCGGCGAAGTCTGAGGGTTGGTATTGGAAAACCCCCAGGGAATTCCCGCAAACGGAACCTGGATTCCCGTGTAGCTGATTGAACCCATCGGGTAGTTGTAGACGTTCAAGAAAACCGTATTCAAATACGGCACGCCTACAACGGAAGTGCCCGCGTAATAACGTTGACTCGGCACGCGGCGCTGTGTCCCGCGAACCGTCGCCGAGCCGCTGCCGACCCAGCCCAGCACGGCCGCCCGGCCGACCAGCTTGGGGCGGATGAGCTCCAGCACCCGCGCGTACGAGCTGGTCGTCGCATCGGGCTTGACCGCCGGAAACACCGATTCGGCGTTAAGCAGTTTCGTTCCGGCGGGAACTTGCCCCATCGTCTCCGGCGGCAGCACCTTAACCAGCTCGCCAGGAAGCATGTCCGCGCCGCTAAGGTTCCGGACGTTGACCGTCAGGTTGGGAAAAAAGTCCGTGGAGGAGGCGGGATCGGCTGGCAGCCCAGAACGCTTTCGCTGCAGCTCGTGCGCAGTCTCGACCAGCTCCCGCCAGGCGCGAGCACTGCGAGGAATCTTTCCTCCAGAGTTTATGTGTGCGTAAGGGTCTTCGGACATTCGTTTTTCCCGCTAGATGATGCCGCTGCCTGTGCCGCTCAGCGTTGCACTGGCCGCGGTTGCCGAGCCGCTGCCAAAGACAGAGCCGTATGTCACGCCAGAAAGGGGCTGCTTCAGGTCGGCGACGACCGTGCGTATTGGGCGAGAGACGCTTCCGCCGCTGATTGTTCCGAAAATCTCTGGACCGATCCTTCCCGAGTCGTTTGACATCGGACCTGTGCCGGAGCCGGTTCCAATTCCCGGCTGTATCGGGTTGCCAGAGGAATCTGACGCGTCGTCTCGGTCGGTTTCGAAGAACTGCACCATCTCTGGCCCGAGAGCGTATCGCCATGACTGGGGCCAGTAGCCGCCCGGCGTCCATGTTCCTTGGTCGATGTCGATGTATCGGGTAAAGCCATAAATCTGAGGACTGTTCCAAAGCCCAAAATTTTCCGACAGGGTGCGGTTCCAAGCCCCCTTTGTGCTCCAGTTCACCGAAGCCGTTTGCAGGCAAAACATCTCTTGAGGGATGATTCCACCATTTGGGTTGAATGCTCCGCCGGGTAAAACAATTGGGTCACGATTGAAGTTGTCCGCGCCGTAGGCTGGGTTAAAAGAAACTACCGCCGGGTTCCAAAGAATCGGGTCATAGGAGACATCGACGTTTCCAGAAAACGCCTGACCGCCGCCAAATTCAAGTTCATCGGAGATTCGCACTCTCCTGTCGGTCGGCGGGAAGTAATAGGTCTGGTTTCCCCAAAGCGCGCCAATTTGCTGCCTGCGAACTTCCTGGACAGGACACCACCAGCCATGCAAGTCGGCTCTGTGTGCGCTGCGCAGAAAGGTATCCAAAAGCTGATGCAAGATATTTCTGAGAGACTCCATTTGCGGGACACGCTCAGGAATCCCTGGGTAGTTTGCAAACCCCGCCTTCCAGCCGCGATCGTTCCACGCCGTAGCGGAGCGGGGGAAATTCTGCGCGGTCGCCTGAATGTAGGGAGAGCCGGTTAGTGCGGTTCCACCGTAGGCACGCTGCGGCTGGGTTCGCCGCCAGACGCTTCCGCTATAAATACCAGTCGTTATGATTTTTTCTGGACCGAGCCAGCCGAGAATTACGGCAGGCCCTGCGCAGCCGGGCGGCAACCGCTTGAGCGATCTTGCGAAAGTTGCCCAGCCCCGCTCGTAGGATACGGTCGGAAACACGGGCTGGCCGTTGACGAAGTCGCCGTCTGCCAAGGTGGCCGGCTTGCCGATCGGCACGGGCTGGTCGTTCCAGATTTGGTTCGGCCCGCTGTTGCGTATCCAGATGATTCGAAACGGATAGTTTTCTGTCGAAAAGAGTTCATCGGAAAGCGGTTGGCTTTCTTGGTTGGCAGACTCGCGGGCTGCGGCCAGCATTGGATTGAGCGTGGCGATCGAATGAGGAATCGGATCGCCCTTAATTGGAATGCGGAACGGGTCGGCTGTCATATTCCGCCTCCGCCTGTTCCTGTCGCAGTGCCGGATGCCGACAGGCTGGCCGATGTGCTCATCGACGCGTTGCCGGTTCGAATAAATGTGCCAGGATTGTTGATGAATCCCGAACCGCCGCCGATTGCCAAGACGATCGGCCTCCCGTCGTTTTTGATTTCAGGTCCAATTGGCGAGGAATCCAAACCGCCGGCGTTTCCTAAAAACGGACTGAGAGCCTGCCCTTTGCCGTCGCGGCTGTCGTCGCGGTCGATTTCGAGAAACTCCCACATGCAGCCTGCGATCTTCACCGTTGGAGGCACTGGGCAAACGGCTTTTCCGTTGTTCCAAATCACGGTCCAGTAAATGTCGCCCGTGTAAAGCTGGTCAGGACCGCCAAGCGTCATCGGCACGACGAACGTGCGGAACTCGCGAAGCTCCTGCGGCGGGACGCTGCCGCTGGCTCCGTCAGAAGTGATCGGCGAGTTGTTGAAGTTCTGATCGAATCCAGAGCCCGAGAACTGCTTGATGCAGCGGTTAAAGAAAACCGTCGGTATGGTCCAGTATTGCGCGTAGTGCCGCGGATTGCTCGGAACGATGGGATTGCCGTTCACGGCGACGATCAGGTCGCAGTCGCCGTAAAGGTAGCCGCTCCGCATCGTGACTCGCTGCCGCGAAACCAGCAGGCGAATCGTGAGCGTGCCGACGATCCAGGTCGGATGAATGGGGCGGTATGCTTGCCACATTCTTTGCGTGCCAGCGTCCCGCGGCGGGACGATTTCCATCCCCGTAAACGTCGTCGGCTTGGTCAGCGGACTTGGGACGCCTGAAATCTGACCCCCGGTTTTGGTGTTCGCGGGCACCGTCACCCAATCCGACTCCAGGCTGTCAAACGAAAGGCTTTCGTGCTTTCCCTGATTGACGAACGGGATGCCAAGAAACTTCTTGCCTGCCCAGTGTCGCTTTGGTCCGTAATGACTGACTCCATCGGGCAGGTGGCCGAGCAGTGCGGCTCGGCCGACGGTGTTGGGAGCGATCGTTTCGAGCGCTCTGCAAAACGAGCTTGCTCCCGGTTCGGTGACTGTCGCCTTTGTACGCCAGACGACCGGCACTTGAAGCAGTTTTGTGGTGTAGGTGCCGAAAACATTGAAGCTGCTTCCAGGCGGGTGACGCAAATTACAAAGCGTGCCGGCGTCGATTCGCGTCCCACCCACGTTTTCGACCAGCACGACTTCGTAAGGGTACGGATCAAGCTGAACCGCGTCGTCGCTGGGAGGCCCGCTAAGCCGCTGACGCCGTTTCTTGGCCGCGCCCAGCGAGCGGTTCCAGGCCGTGGCCGAACGAGGGAGTTTGTCTCCAGTGGAAAGCTGCCGCAGCGGATCCATCAGGTTCCAATCCCCAAGGTCGAAAAGTTTGCAAGTTCATACACCTGCTGAACGTAAACGCCCTGAGCCTTGGGCTTGAGTGCGTTGGTTGCTCCATCCACCTCCTTGCACCAGTTGACCCAGAGATACTCCCAGCCCTTCTTGGCGATTCCCGTGATACCGGCAACAGTCAGCCCCGTGGCATTGGGACTAGCCGCAAAGCGGAAGGAGATTTCCCAGTCGTCGTCTCCTCGCTTGGAGCCACTTGCCCCCAGGAAAAGCACCTCGCCTTGGGCAAATCCCTTGAACGAGCCGCTGTTCACTTTTCCAGTCGCATTAAACAGGGCCAGCTTGTAGGCTCCCGTGACATTGGCTGCCGGAAGCACATGCGTTTCTGAGAAGTTGAATACGGGAGCCTGGACGTCGACGCCGTTAATCTGCTTGCCGTCGAAGTTCACGGCATTGGCCATGTCCGGGGCGGTGGCTGGATACTTTGCGGTGGCTAGCGCATAGGAGACATGCTTCGTTCCGCCCCCAGTCTCGAACTGGTAACTCGATTCGCCCTGCTGCAGCTCGTCCTTGTCGAGTGACCTCTTGGTGAACGTGCAGGTGCCGTCGAACAGCTGGAAGTCGATGTAGTCGAGCGTGAAGACCCGCTTGCTCAGCACAAAGCCATCGACCGTGACGCTGGCCGGCACAGCCGCAATCAGCGCGGCGTAAGCCACGTCGCGATCGTCGGTGCCGCGAATCTTGAAGTTGTACTCCTCGCTTGACTCGGCCAAATTGCCGGTGCGGCGCGGAGAGCGGACATACTGTTCACAGGTCACAGGCATTCTTTAGGGTCCCAGTCGGTTGGCTTTAGCGACGGCGGCGGGAATCTCCCGAATCAGCCGTCCAGTGTTGCGGGCAGTCTCCTCGCTGGAGCCGGCGATCTTTCGCTGCATATCGTCGCCCGGGCCGAACTGCAGTGCCTGGGCAGCGGAGAAGGTGCCGACGTTTTTGCTGGCGGCTTCGACCGCCTTGGCTGCCTTGTCGGATTCGGCGCTCAGGTCGATGGGCGAGGGTGCACCGGGCCGAGCGGGTGCCGCTGGACTCTGGCTGGCGACTGCTGCTTCGGCCGCGGTGTTGGCGGCGTCGAGCTTGGCCCGGGCTGCGGCTGCCTTGGCGCTGCGTTCGGCTTTGGCCGCCTCGGCATCGGCATTTCGCTGGTCGATGGTCCGCTGCCGGTCCTGCTCCAGTGCCTTGTCGATATCTTTGCTGCGCTGGTCGATGGCGACTTGCCGCTGGTAACGGGCGTCAAACCGCTCGCCGAGGATTTGCTGCGTCGACGCGTCGCTGGCGGCGTTCTTTTGTGAAGTCTCTGCGTTAATCCGATCGACTTCCGCCTGCACGTTGATTTCCGAGTCGAACAGACTCTTGAGCCGCACCCAGGCCTTTTGCACAAACCCAATCGTCGAGTTCCAGGTCTTGGTCAGGAAGTTGGTGAAGCTGGTCCAGCTGTCGGTGAACATCCCGATTGTTTCAATCCAGCCGATTTCCACAAACCCCCAGCTGTCGTTGAAGAACTTGGCGATGCCGCTGATGGTGCTGGTCCAAAGATTCAGCAGCGAAGTCGTGAAATCGGTCCAGAGATTTTTGAGGCCCGAGATGCCCGTCTGCCATTCGGCGTCGATCGCCGTCCAGGCCAGCTCCATCGCTGCGCCCAGCTGCCCGGCCTGAAGCAATCCGACAATGTTGCCGATTGTACGCGTAACGGTTCCCAAGAGTGCCGAGAACTGCTCACCCAGCCAGCCGACCATCGAAACGCCCCACTCGGTTTGCGTGGCGATTGCTGCACCGAGCGCGACTACGGCAGCTATCACCAGTCCCACCGGCGAGACGATTGCCGCAAACACTGCGGCCAGCACTCCGCCCAGGGAAATCAGTCCACCAATCGCCGCCGAGAGGGCAAGCGAGGCGATGCCGAAGCTGACGAGCGCCGCACCTGCCGCGCCGACTGCCGCCGCGACGCCGGCGATCCAGACGATCAGCTCGCGGTTTTGGCTAATCCACTGGGCGATGCCGACCACGATTGGCGTTACGGTCTGGATCAGTGCCGTCAGGGCCGGTGCTAGTGCCGCACCGACTTCAAACGACACGTCTTTAATGACTGACCAAAGGTTCGCCAGCGTATCGCCGTAAAGGGTTGCCGCGGCGGCATCCGCGCCGCTGACCTGCAGGCCGAGGTCCCGGGCTTCCTGCCGTAGGGCTTTGACCCCGGCGGCTCCCTGGGTTATCAGCGGCAGGAGGTTCGCACCCGACTTCCCGAAGACGTCCATCACGGCCTTGGTCTTGAGAGCCGGATCGGTAATCCCGCCAATTGCGTCAGCCAGTACTTCAAACTGCATGTCGGGAGAGAGCGAGCGTAGGTCTTCAATCCGCAGTCCAAGGCTGGAGAGAGCCTCAATCGCACTGTCGCTGCCGGTGGCCGCTTCGCCAAGCGTCTTGCTCATTTTCAGCAGGCCGTTTTGCAGGTCGCCGACTGAGACGTCTGACTGGCCGGCAGCGTGCCGCAGCTCCGAGAGTGCCTCGACCGAGACTCCGGTCCGGTCGGAGAGTTTCGAGAGCTCGTCGCCCGACTCGGAGAAGACGTGGACGCTCGCTGCCATGGGGCCGAGAATCGCACCGGAAAGTGCCGACATCCCGCCGCCGATGGCCGAGAGGCCCATGCCGAACTTTTTAAGTTTCTCCTGGGCAGACTTCAGGCCTTTGACGAGCGCAGAGTCATTGGCTCCGATCTCGACGTATGCCTTGCCCGCCCGGATTCCTTGAGCTGTGGACATTCACCCGCCTAGTCGTTTGCCTTGATCATCAGATAGCCGGCCGTGACGCCAACGCCAGCAGTCGAGACTCTCGCCCGGATCTGTGCACTGTTGATATCGGCGACGGTCAACTGGACCGTGCTGCTGGCGATGGCAGTCAGCGGAGTGCCGATGGAGTACCAGCTCGCACCGCCGTCGTCCGAGCCTTCGAGCTGAATTGCCGGGGCCGTGGTCGTGATCGCGCCGACGTTCAGGACCAGCTGCACGCGGTTACCCGCATCGCGGCAGTCGAGCGCGGGCGTCGTACTGCCAAGGGTCGTGAGGACAATCGAGCGATCGACCTGCTGCCGCAGCGGAGCCGCACTGAGGCTGCTCTGCACGCGGTTGACTGCCCGGGTGAACGAGGGGGTCGTGCCGCCGACGGTCTGGACATAACGCAGCCGCGTCCCGGTCATCGGGATGACTGGGCTGCGGTAGATGCCGGCGGCCGTGATTCGGGGGAAGTCGTAGACCTTCAGCCAGTTGGTGCCGTTGTCATCCGACTCTTCAATCGAGACATCAAGCGTGGGACTGGTCCCGGTAACCGCCGTCACCGGGATGTTGACTTCGTAGCTTGTGCCAAAGGTCGGCGTGATGGCCGCAGTTGTGGTCGTCGTAGTCAGTGCGGCGCTGGCGACGTCGGCAATGAGTGCCGGAGCGCCGAGGTTTCCCGAGGTGAGCGAGGCGACTGTCGTCACCGTGCCAAGGGTCTGGCTGGCGGCAAGAGTCACCTGACCAATCGGCGTGGTGGCCGAGGCGGCTCCGGTGATGTTCACGCCGAGCCCCTGCCCTGCCACAATCTGTCCGCGGCCGGCCGTGATCTCGGCTGTCAGTTCGGCGTAGTCCTGGCAGTTGATGAACTGCGACTGGAAGTTGATGGATGCCGCCGGGGCCGCGCCCAGAGCAACCAGCCCCGAGCCGCCGACGTAGGTTCCTGTGAAGACGGTGCTCTGTAGTTCCAGCGTGTTGGTGTCGATCACGTTGGCGACATAATTGCCGCGAAGAGGCGTGCCGCTGCTAGTGACGCCGTTTAGATACTCAACCCAAAGAGTCTGGGTACCGGTGTAGCCATGGGACGGGACCGTCAGCCGAATCACGTTTCCCGTTCCGGCAGCTGCGCCGGTGACTGTGCGGAACGCCTGATGATTCATCGAGCGGATGCGGAGTTTGTATTTGGCGTTGGGGTCGGGAATCTGCTGGTGGCGGACGTAGGAGTTCGAGCGCCCGGTGGCCGAGTCGATCGCCCGCGAGTGGAAGTAACACTCGTCGGAGAACGGCTCCAGTTCCAGCACCGAGTAGCTGGCCGTCGTGACGATCGTGCTGGCCGAGGAAAGCAGCGGCGCAAGTCCACCGTTCTGTACGCCGTAAACCGCGCTGGTCACGGTGGTCGTCGCCGCTCCGCCAACGTCGATCATCAGACTGTGTTTGCCGTCTGGCTGCAGCGTGACTTCATCGATGCTCACTGCCTCGATGATGTGGTGCGTGTTGGCCTGCCGCGTCGCGCCCGACTGCACGGCGATCATCGTCCGGAAAGGAATCGTAAAGCTCTCTTTCGAGAGGAGCTCAACGTAGGCCCCGGGATTGGTGCCCGAGGTGATCGTCAGCACGCCGGCCGAGACCGAGGCCGTCGCTCCGAGCCCCCCGGTCACGACGTCCCACTGGCTGGCCAGCGGCTGCGTCCACGAATCGCGAAACTTCTTTTGAATTGACTTCACCTTGTACATGTCGTCCTGGTCATCCAGACCCGGCATGTCGAAGGTCGCTCCATTCTTATTTGAAAACTTCACGCGGCGTGAGCCGACGTCGATTGCGGTCATGCGGTAACTCCAGGGGACTTTGAGCGAGTTTTTGGCGGAAATTGGAGGTAATGCGAGGCGGGCTTTGCCGGCGATGCTCAGCAAGTGGGATCGGAAATCCTCACTTATCCCCCTTCCGTTTAATGCAAAACGCGAGGGCGATCGCGGCGACGGATTCCTGGGGCGAGAGACGGCGGCGAGCAGAGTGCCGGGGAAAGGGATGGAACTTTTCGGGTGCTTTCATCGACGTGGCCCTCGAGCAGTTGACGTTATGGATCATTGCCAGCAGAGCCGCACTGCGGTCCCACTCGCTGCGCAGTCTGGCCAGCGCCATTACCGAGAGCTGGCCAAAGCTAAAACTCCATGGCTCAACGCCGACAATCCCGGCCAGTTCGAAAATTACTCGCCAGACATGACGGGCAGCGTCGGCAGCACTTCGCCCAGTTTGTCCTCCACCAGTTTGCTGAGGTCCAGTGCATCCATCCGATCCATCACCCGCTCGGTCGCCAGTTCCCTGGTCGCCTGCACCTTGTTCCACATCGCCCGGATGATCCGCCCCTCCTGGGGCTTGGAAAAATTTATGACGGCCTCGACCAGCGCGCTAGTTGCCCTCTCGATTCCCTCGCCGAAAATGCCCGCGGCAAACTGCTTCTCATCGAGGCCCAGTTTCTTAATCCGTTCCTCCAGCAGGCACGAAAGCACATCGACCAGGAGAATCGGGTCGCTCGACAGTCTTACGAAGACGGTGCTCCCCGAACCGGCGAACTCAGCCAGGTCGATCTGGAACTCTGTTTTCAGCTTCTTCAGTTCAATGACTGTGAGCGCCAGTTTCCACTCGCGGCCCAGTTCGTCGGTGAAGGTTGCCATCTTGCTCTCGCTTTCTCTGGTTTCGCTTACGGCACGGTGTAGTCTGACGGCGGGTTGGTGGCCGGTGCGGCCTTGAGCGTGACCGAGTACATCTGCGCGTTCTCCAGTTCCTCGGAACGCTCGAACTTGAAGACGCCGACGGTCATTCGCACGCCGCGGCTGCCCGAGGTCGTAATCCCGCCATCCATCACGGCGATTTCAAAGTAGGTTCGGGCTGAATAGTTTGAAGCGATAGCCGCGAGGTCCGTATCGCCGGCGATGTTCACCATGTCGAACTCGATTCCGTTTTCGCGGAGCGTCGGGACCTGCTCGCGGAATCCTCCCGAGGCTCGCCGCGTCACGTCGGCTTCACCCATCGAGTCGGTCAGCGTCAAGTCGCGGACATTCTTCAGTTCGCTCCAGACCGGAGCGGCAAACGTTCCGGTGTTGCGGTAGGTCTTGGCATTGAGTCCGATTTTGGTCATCGCGGCGGCTCCATCAGGATTTGATCAGGTCTTTGAATTGCTCGGCCATGAACGGTCTGGCGGCCTCCAGTGCGGGCGACATATAGGGTCGCTTGGCAATCTTGGCCTGAACTCGCCGCTTCCTCACCCCGCCCCGCGCAGGCAGCGTCCCTGCCGCCCGCTTGCGGAGAAAGGCTTCAAGTTGTCTGCCTGTGGCTTTGCGTCCCTTACGGGCCGGGCGGTCAAGTTCGACTACGGTGATCTCAGCCGTGCCGCCGTACTCCAGATTGGCGGCCGCATCGCCGGCGATCGGAAACCGAACCGGTCCAGCGACTACGGATTTGGTCTTGGGGTCGTAGGCAAACAGCAGGCCCTTCTTGAGTGTGCCCTTGCGTACACGCGGCGGCTGACCCGGTTCGCTCGACTTAAGTGGAAGTAGATTTCGCTTCTCACCCGCGGACTCGTAAATTGCCAGCTGAGTTTCGCTCAGCTCGGTCTTCTTCATCCGGCGGGCTTTCTTCATCGAGCGTCGGGCAGCCGTCTGCACGAACCGCCCGGACTTGGCCAGGGCCGTGGCGCGACCCTTTTCGACCGCCTCCATGACCTTGGCCCGGTCAAAGAAAAACTCTTTCGCCTGAGTGAGCGTCAGTTCCACGTCTTACTCGTCCTCAAGTGCCTGTCTAAGTTCACCGACGGCGACTTCGACCGGACGAAGGTCCGGAGTTCCGGCGGGAACCGGAAAACCAACCTGCCGCAGGTCCTTTGCCTGAATTGAGACAACATCCTGAGGAGCAAGCTCGGCCGTTGCCCGAAGAAGGTTTTCTTTCATGCTGTGGGTTCCTTACTTGTGCGGTTACTTGCCCAGCAGCTGCGCCAGCCGCAGTGCAAGAGCGATGAACTCGTTCCAGTCCGATCCCAGCAGTTGGCGCAGCCGCGTTTCGGCTTGGTCGGGCTGGGGAGTCGGCTGGTCGGGTTTATCGCCGGGTGGATTCCTCCCGGCCCAGATCGGGTAGCTGTTGATGGACGAGGTTTCGCGCTGGTAGCCCTCAGTCAGCTCGACCCCGGGAGCCGCGCTGGGAATCTCCATCCCATCGACTCGCGCCGGGCCATCGGTGTTCTGCTGACTGCTTTGACGGTAGATGGTTGCCGTTTTCTGTCCCGCGCCGTTGCCGCTGATGGTCCAGGTCAGCAGCCCGCACTGGACGCCGCCTTGGATCACGGCCGAGCCGCTTTGGCCGCCGATGGAGTTGGGCTGCCAGTACCAGATGCTTCCCAGCTGCAGCGTTTTGCAAAGCTGGCCGCTGGGTACTTCGCAGCGGGGACAGCCCCATGTGCCGGTCAGCGCATCGCGGTCCGGTTCCTCAGTCGAGAGCAGAATCGGCTCGATGCCTCGCATCCGCGAAGGGTCGGCCTTGAGCAGAGCCCAGTCGGTGGACGTCTTGTTGCTGTAAGCCGACTCAATCACTCGAGCAGGAAACTTTTCGGTGCCGCTGCCGTCGGCCAGCAGCGCCTCGCACTGCACGATGTTGCCCACGCGCGAAGAAGCGACGTGGGCGTTAGTCAGAATGTAGATTCCGCCGGAGTCCCTTCCGCAGAGACTGCCTGTGCCGCAGGTATTGCCGCTGAGAATCCGCACGGCGCGTTTGGTCCAGGAACGGATGGTTGCTTCCTCCGAAGGCGACAGAGAGTGACCACCCGGAGCGCGCAGGACCTTGAACCAGTCCTGTGCGGCGGCCGGAATCGGCTGAGCCTGGGGCAGAGGGAACTGGACAACTAGCGGCGGGCAGTTTTGACATTGTCCGCTGCGGCATTGTCCGCCGGGAAAACTTGGTGAGTACTGCTGCCGGCGAAGCAGCTGCCCCTGGGCACTGGTTACCAGCGAGACAGAAATCAGAAACAGAGCGGCAAGGCGAAACATATTCAGGAAATCCTCGGATGTCGTTGAGTGTTCGGAAAAGGTTTGAATGGGTTCGGTCAGCAACCGGAATAGCTCTCGGTCTCTGCAGCCGAGAAGAGGTCGATCAGCGTGATGACGAGCCTGAGAATCGAGTCCTGGTTGTCCATGATGAACTTGAGGAAGGCGAAGAACTGGTCGCCACCGGCCGTCTGGAGTGCGACTTCATCCAGCTGGGCGGAATACTTGCTTGCGAGCATTTCGCAGAACGCTTTGTCACGTGATGCTTTACGCAGCTTGGCCGCCAGCAGTGGACGAAGCCGATGCTGCTTGGCCAAATCACCCAGAGCGACCTGAAAGGCGAGTACCCGGTCGCCGCTCGCCTGCGTCTGCGGAGCCTGCACCGGACAAGGCACGGGCTGCGGCGGGGGGATGAGCACTGACTGGCCGCTGGCGGAGCGAGCAGTAAACAGGCAGACACATAGAACAATGAGCGGGGCGAGTGATTTCATGGCGACTCCAGGCTGAGATACGTGGCGATGAGGACGGTGTGGAAAACCCGTTTGTTCTCCAGCAGCTTCCAGTCGTAGGTTTGGATTTCCGTTCGCTGCAGGCCGAAGCCGGCAACAAGCCGCGCCGAGGCGTACAGGAAACTGTCGAGCCGCTCGGCCAGGTCCAGCAGAGCGTCGGCTTCTGACTCGCTGGTCAGCTTCTTGGCAATCTGCACCGCCATCTTGGTGGTGCGTTGAATTTTGGCTCGCGTGAGCGGCTCTCCGCTAATTGCTCCCGGAGCGACGTTCACGACGAGACTGGAGATTCCGTCGAGTTCCTCGGCCGGAACCCAGGCGAACTTCGGCGTGAAGCTCGGCCACGTTGCCGGCGGGGAGGGGTTCCAAGCGGCAATCAAGGCCACCAGTCCATCGGCTAGTGTCTTGGTCTTTGAATTAGGCACTCGCTATCTTCCGCACGTGTATCCGGTAGAGCTCGTCAGTGGCTCTGCGAAAACAAGGGTCATCTCCCAGCAGCTGGACCTCGTAATTCCCGTCTGCTGAGACAATCCGGTCTCCGACCTCGGGAGCAAAGGGGACCGCATCAACCTGCAGCCGGTCCTTGTGGATGATCCAGTCGATTTGAACGCTGCGGATGAGCCTGCCATCGTCACCTTCTGACTCGAATACTTCCTGCCCCTGAACGGCGTCAGGAATCAGGATGTATTCCTCACCTCTGAAATAGGTGACTGCTTGACCAGCCGCTTGAGGCAACTGATTCGAAAGCCAGTTGAGTCCGTCAGTCAGCAGAGACATTTGCTTAGGCTCCCGGATCGTGGATGAACTCGACGAAGTCACCGGCTGCTGCCGCCGAGCTGTACGGACAGAGCCAGCCGAGGACCTTGTTGCTGCCGACCGTCGTCGTGACCCGGTTGGCGGCGTTGTCCCAGTAGACTTTCGCCCCGGCCGTAATGGCTCCCGCGGCCTGGGCTTTATAGATTCCGCCTCCGCAGGCCAGCGCGCCGAGCGTGTTGGCCGGAATCGGCGTGTGGGCGATCATGTTCAGTTCGCCGACAACCACAACTTCGCCGGCCGCGACCGCCGAGACGGGCGTGTAATCGACGACGTTGGTGCTGCCGTAGCGGATTGCTGCTTCCAGTGGCATAGAGTTCTCCAGTCAATTCGGATTTGATTTGTTGGGCTGCTCGGCCTGCTAAGAGGCCGAGCGAAAAATTGCTTAGGCGGCACCCTTGCTCATCACGCCGGCTCGCCATTCCTGTTTGGCGACACCGAAGTCGAAGTAGCCCCGCATTGCGATGCCGAGCGTATCGAAGTCGGCCTCGGCCTCTTCGATGACCGGCGTTTCCTGACCGTTGAGGAAAACGACCTGCATCGTCGCCAGGTCGCTGGGGTTGGCCAGCAGATACCACGCCGTCGACGAGCCGCCGAGCGCCGTGTTGCCGAGGTAAGCAGAAACTTCGGGGCGGTAACGTCCGGCAAAGACGTTGGTCGAGGGAGTCTTTCCAGCTGCGCCGCTGACGATGTTGGTCGACTGGAACAGTTCCCGCGCGGGGACGCTGTTGCCGGTCGAGACCAGCAGAATCGACGGCATCAGGCCCAGCGGATTGCCGCCCGGGTCGGTCAGGTCCATGAACATCTGCTCAGCCGTCTGCAGCGAACTGCTCTGAAGCGTCGTGCTCACGCCCGAGAAGTAGTTCTTGCGGGCCGTGGTGAAGAACGTCGAGTTGCTAAGGAACTCTTTCCAGAAGACTTCGTTCATCTGCAGTGCAGCGCCGCGGCCAATCTTGGCCGAACGGGTAGCCAGTGCTCCGAGGTCGTCGTTAATGATGTCTTGCCGCGTGAGCGACAGAATCTTGCCGTGCGTCTCAGCCCGGTTGGTGAACGACTCTTCAGTGAACTGAGCGTGTTTGAGCCGCCCGTCGTTGCCGACCTTCTCGAACTTGGCGTCGTCCAGCAAGCGGTAACTGGTCACGGTCTTGAAGTCGTTGACCGAGCCGATTGCGGCAATCGAACGCCAGACCGACTCGACGGCCTGATAGCTGGCCAGTAGCTGTTTGTTGCCGATGTTGCTCAGGATGCCCGAGATTTCATCCATCGAGAAGGCTGCCCGCAGGAAGTCTCGGCTCACGGCCCGCATTGGACCGGGCGCGACAGAGAGACCGGCCGCGCTGGCTGCCATGATGAGCAGCCGCTGCAGCCCTACGCCGCCGCGGTACTGTTTGTCGGCGGCTTCCAGGGTTTTCGTGTCGAACTGTTTCTCGCGGTCGATGAGCTTGGCGCTCTTCGCCACGGCACACTCCAGCACGCTGAGGTTGCCCGAGAAATCCTGTGCGACGTGAATCGCTGGGCTCGTGGGACGCGAGGCGCGGAGGGCTTCGAGTTCGGTCTTTTCGGCGCTCCAGCCTTCGCGGATGGCGTGAGCTTCGAGGCTGGTAACTTCCTTGCCATCAATGCGGGCTGAGGAAATGCCGTACTTGGCGCAGACCAGCTTGATGCTGTTGGTGCGGTCGGCTTCGGCTGCCTGAATCTCGCGGACTTGTTTTTGGATGGACTCGGTATCGACGCCTGCTACGACCGGCTTGGCGGACTTGGTCGGTTCCTCGTCCGCGTCGTCCGAGTCATCGTCCGGCAGGTCGGCTCCGGTTGCTTCGAAGGCGGACTGCAGGATGTCGAGCTGCGTGCCGGTCAGGGACTGGGCGTCAAATCCGTTTGCACTGAGCCACTGGGAAAATTCCATCGAACGATGCTCCTGGGGAGAGAGAGAGGCGGCAATCGAGGCAGTGGTGTTGTCATCGGCTCCGAGTGCCGCGAAAGAGATTTCCCGGAGAGATGTCCTGCGGGCGACGTAGACCGGGCCCGAGACGTTGCGTCCATTCACCTTGACCGTGTTGCCACGATCGACGAATTCGAGTTGTTGGACTTCGGCCCCGATGCTTGCCTGCCAGGGGAAGCCGTTGTCGCCAAGCGCCGTGACTTCGGAAGCCGCGGCGCTGATGCCGCTGACTTTTCCCGAGACTTTGATCGTCTGTGCCGTGACCGAGATCTTCTCGCTGTGTCCGACGATCTGAGCCGCATCGTGCGAATAGAGAATCGGCCGGGTCTGCGACCGGACCGTCATGCCCACTAGGTCCACGACCACGGGCCAGTAGTAACCGGCCACAGTCATCTGGCCGCCCGTGTAGGCAGTCATCGAGAAGGCGCGGACCTTCGGCTGCTGGCCTTCGGTAGAAGGATCGGCAGCGGTGAGCTGCAGATCGGCTATCTGGCTGGTAATCGTGATTCGCTGGGGACCGTGGGCAAAGAGCTGCTGCTTACGCGGCTGCCTGGTCCGTTGTCGCGTCTTCCGTGTCATTAGACGGTTGAGTTGCCTGCGAGGGGGTCTCAGGGCTCAGGTTCAGCTGCTGCATCAGCTCCAGTTCTCTGGCTCGCTGTCGCAGTTGCTGCTCCCAGTCTTTACCTTGCCGCGCGTATTCTTCGGCGAGGGTCGTCGTGTGATTGCGGAGGCGGGTTTCCTGGGCACTCGCTTCCTTGGTCGGGTCCACATGCTCAGCTCCGTCCCAGAACCACTGGCGATCGCTCGCCCAGTCGCCGTAGGGACCAGCCGGAAGCAGACCCGGAACCAGCGAAGCTTCGTCGAGCCACGCTTGAAAGATCTTGCTCAGGACAATTGCCTCCAGCGCGTCCTGCTCGACTCGAATCGATTTGAAGTAGACCTGATGGTCCAGACGCCCGGAGGCGTAGTTGTAAGATGCCGAGTTGCAAGCGGCGACGTTGAACGGCATGTTCAAGCAGCGTGCGATTTCATTGATCAACTCTCGCTTGAACTCGGCATATGTACTGCAGGGCTGCTCGGGCCGGAGCTGGCCCATCTGCCAGCCGGCGGGAACGGTGGTCATCATCCGCTGCTCGATCTCAATCGGCAGAAACGGATCGACATCGTCCGCTTCGCCGTTGGCCGGAGCGGTGGTGTAAAGCACGGCGGCGAACGAGGCGGCTGTTTCGGCTGCGGCCAGCACGGCGAGCGTGAACCGCCGCAGCTGGGCAAACAGCGGCAGGGCCGGGGTGATGTCGGGAATCCCCCGCACTTGCCCGGGGCGATCGACGCCAAACCAGTGAATCATGTTTTCGGCAGGAACAGGCGAAAGTTTCTCGGTGCTGGTCGTGCCGCTGCCAGGATGTTCGCGGAGCACAGTGTACGAGGCGGGGTTGCCGAACTGGTCAAAGCGAATCCCATCAGCGTGGTTCTGGCTATCGTCCGGGTCGGTGACCTGTTCGGCTTCAATCAGTTTGAGGTCCAGCTTGATTGGGCTGCGGAGTGCTTCATTGGTGACCAGCATCGCGAACGCTTCGCCGTCGATGGCCTTCGACTGCCGCATCGTGCGGAGCTTCTGGGCCAATCCGATTTCGATGGCCCAGTTGCTGAAAGCCCGTTCGATTCGAGTGTTGGCTTCGGCCGCTCCAGCGGCGACCTGGAGAATCGGCCCGCGGCCGACGACATCGTTGGCGAGCGTGGCGATGATTCCCTTGGCGTAGCTGTTGTTGGCGACTTCGTACCGGGCCCGGTTGCGGATCGTGCGGCGGACCGAGCGGCTGTTGGCCGCGGCTGCGCTCAATCCATCGGCCATCGCCCAGTGCCGACGGTTGTCCTCGGTCGTCTGGGCCGCGTCGTACTTACCGCGCACCGCGAGCGGCACGACCTTGGTCGTGGCTTGGTGTGGCTGGAAAAGGCGGGAGAGCAGTTTGAGCATGCGTTTAGGACGAGCTTCCGGGAGGGACGAGCTTATTGAACCGCAGCCCTCGCCGTGCCGAATTCCTTACGGCATCCTTTCCGGCGAGGTGCTGGTCAGCCTTGATTAAGTCATCGACCGACTGGGCATCGACGCGGGTTCCATCGACAGCGACCGCCTTGGGATTTTTTGCGGTGTCTTCGATGGTCTGGTCGAGGTCGGCCATGCGGGGACTCGAAACGCGGGGCGGGGTTCAGACAGCGAATCGTAGAGGGATTTCGCCGGGGCTCAATTCGAGTTTCGGGTTAGAGCGTTGGATTTGTGAGAAGTCTGCTAGGGGTAGCAACTGGCCTGAGCTGCTGAATTTAATTGAAGGGTGCTCGGCAATCTTCTAGAATCCCGCGCTGGGTCAGGCTATCATTCTCAAGTATGACCCGTTTAGGTTAGCCACGCGAGAATTAACAGCAGGTGCCTTG